CTGCCGGTACGTTTCATGCCTTGTGCGAGTTGACAATGGCCTGGGCAGGAATACATCCGGAAGAGATGAGGGAATCATGCATTGAGCTGTTGCGGGTTACGTGTCTGCGGGAGCTGCGAGAGGGATCAGAGAAGGAGAACGGGAAATGAAATTATATGAGTTGACCGAAGAGTATTTAACACTGCAGGAGATGGCTTATGATCCGGAAGTGGACGAGCAGGTTCTAAAGGACACCATGGAAGGTTTGTTTGGCGAGATTGAGGATAAGGCGGATGGCTATGCCAAAATTATTCTTGGAATGAAGTCTGACATGGCAGCCCTCAAGGAAGAAGAGGAACGTCTTTATGCACGGCGCAAGAGTATTGAGAACCGTTCCAGATGGCTGAAAGAGAACCTTATGGCCAATATGCAGGCGATGGGCAAACGGAAGATCAAGACCGCTCTGTTCAGCATCTCAATTCAGGGCAACGGAGGCAAAGAGCCGCTGATCATTGATGGAACGATTGATGATATTCCCGGCAAATATTTAATACCACGGCCACCGGTTCCCAATGACGAGGAAATCCGGAAACTGCTGGCAGAAAAGCAGGTCGACTGGGCACACCTGGAACCCAGGGGTGTTCACCTGGGGATACGGTGATGGGCCAGCAGGAGATCACGCCATTCCGCATGAATCAACTTATCAAAGTTGCTTCCAAGGTCAGTGAGCAGATGGTCAATGGAATATTTCACCTTACATACGATGAGATTTACATTGTGCTCGACCTGATCCGGATGGCAGCGGAAAGGAGTCAGGATGTCGAATGTGAAAATCCTGAATGATGTTGCCGAAGCGTTGATTAGCGCGTTGCTGGATCGCGGCTTTACGATCCAGCGTTATGATGCCTGTTCTACGAACAGCATTTACCTTAAGCTGGATTATGGTGTCAGTAACAGCGTCCGCATTAGTGATCACCGTGGTAAGGAGAAGTTGAACTACCGGTATAACATCGGAGCTGACCAGCGCGCCTACCGGAAAGAGGAGGGGAGATTTGTCCGGTATTATTTTCCGGTGTCCCAGCTTGAAAAACTGGTGGACCTGATCGAGGATGAGCGGATTGGGAAGATCCGGAAGTATGGCACAAAGGCATATTTCCGTTACATGGAAAAAAACAAAGAGGAAGGGCGGTCGCTGCCAGGATTCTGGCAGAAAGCCCGATTAATAGAAAGGAGCAGGACATGTTCTTAAAAACAGCAGAACTTAAGAAAATTATGAAAGCCGGCCTGAAACGTCAGGGGCTGATCGTGGGAACTGTTGAGGGCCATTATCTGGTTTATACAGACAGCTGGGGTGTATATCTGGGTGTGGAGTACGCCTCAAACAAATTCAAGGCGGCCATCATGGAGATTATCGGCGACATCCCGGAAGCGTGGGAATGTTATCGGTATACAATCAATTCCGAAAAGGACATCCAGCAGGAAAAGGTATTTGATTATCCGGATCCATATGAGAACTGGAAGAGGGCCAAAGACTTTGCCGTTATCGCGCCGATATTCTTTCATGCATGGCCGCATGAGTATATCGTGTGCCAGAGAAAGAGCGACCTTAAGTTCGTGGTGGCTGATCGCGCACTTACGAACTCGGTGTTTTCAAGAAATGAACTGGAGACAACCGTGGAGACCATGCCGGAGCGGCCGTCGATCCTTGACGGCGTGCTGTATTTCAAGAATGAGACGACCATCTACTGGGTACATACGGAATCGCCGGGAAGCAAGGCCCTGGAGGTGCTGTTTCCCCACCTGAAGGGAATCAGCTTCTTTGAGGATGACTGGCGGCAAAAGGAAGCGCTGGAAGACGTGGAAGACGTGGAAGAGGACAATGCTGATGTGGAGGATGGTGCTGCCGAAGAAGAGCAGCTGCCATATTAAGGAGGAGAAGATGGCGATACCAGTATTAATTATTGGCAGAAGCGGTACCGGCAAAAGTGCCAGTCTGCGGAATTGTCCTGGAAAAGATTTTGCAATGTTCAACGTATTAAATAAACCCCTGCCATTTAAAGGCAAGGTCCCGGCGATTCCGACAGATGATTACGGAGTTATCATGAAGTCTATTACCGGGGCAAAGCAAAAGTCCCTTGTGATTGATGATGCCGGGTATTTGATTACCAATCAGTTTATGCGCGGCCACAGCAATGCCGGCAAGGGGAATGGTGTATTTGCACTGTACAACGATCTGGGAGACCGTTTCTGGTCTTTGGTCCAGCATGTTGTGCAGTTGCCGGAGCCGGACAAGATCGTGTATTTTTTTATGCATGAAGACAAAGACGATATGGGCGATGTAAAGCCTAAGACGATCGGAAAGCTGCTGGACGAGAAAGTATGCGTGGAGGGCATGTTCACGATTGTCCTCCGGTGTGTGATTGACGGAGAGACCCACCGGTTTGTTACCCAGTCGGTAAACGGAGCCGTGAGTAAATCCCCAATGGGGATGTTCGCCGATCTGAGTATTGATAATGATCTGCTGATGGTTGACAACACCATCAGGGAGTATTACGGGATTGAAAACCCGAAGAACAAGGAGGATAGGAAGCAATGATTAAGAAACCGGAAGGATATGATACCGCGGCGGCATACACGGGAGAATTTCAGCAGCTGCCAAAGGGCAAGTACGTATGTGTGATCAAACAGGTCGCAACCAGAACAAGCAGTAACGGCAATGAGCAGTTTGTAATTCTGTACGACATTGCCGAAGGTGAGCACAAGGATTTCTATCAGAAACAGTTCGATGCCGACAGGGCCAGTTCTGCCGATGCGAAGTGGAAGGGAGTCTTTAAGCAGAACATGGAGGGAAAGGGGCTTTCATGGTTCAAGGGGATCATCACCTCCATTGAACGGTCCAACAATTTCACCTTTCAGTGGAATAAGGAAAACAACGAGAAAACCCTTGCGGGCAAGAAATTTGGTGGAGTGTTCCGCCGCCGGCAGTATGAATCCAATACTGGTTCCACGCCAATCATCACGGAACTATATCAGATCCGCAGCGTAGCCGGTCTTGCCGAAGCGGAGGTGCCGGAAGATGAGTTGCTTCCGGAAGGCCCGGCACAGCGCCGGTCGCCGGCAGATGCGGCAACGCCAAGCTTTGTGGGTGACGGCTTTATGAATATACCGGAAGGGGTCGGCGATGAGGGCATCCCGTTCATGTGATCCGGAATTATACCGGAAAGTGAAAGAAGCCGTGACGATGCAGCAGGTCGCAGAGCATTATGGTTTGAAGATGGACCGGAAGGGGCTGTGTCTGTGCCCCTTCCATCAGGATAAGACCCCCAGCTTAAAAATATATCCCGACGGAAAAGGGTTTTACTGCTTTTCCTGTGGAGCCGGAGGGGACCAGATCGGGTTCGTGGCCATGCATGATAATCTGCGCAACTACGAGGCAGCGAAGCAGCTGGCCATGGATTTTTGTGTGCCGGTAGACGAACCGGTTACGTACCGGGAAAAACGGGAAGCGGAGAAGCAGCAGAAACGCCGGCATGAGCTGGCTAAATTTGTAAAGCGGTCAAAGATGTACCTGACGGTTTACAGGGGGCTGTTATGTGAAGCCATTCGCGAACGCAACAGCCACTTTTTGGAGGCCCTTGGCGGGCTGACCTATATTGAGTATCTGCTTGATTGCCTGGAGCAGTGCCCGGAAGAATTATTTGCAGACAAGAAGGCGGTGAGAAGGATTGGAGAAATCGAAGGACGAATTATTGACTGGTATATCCGAATTGAACCCGACGGATCCATTTCCAGATGAGATATTCTATCAGATTTTTGAGATCGAGGACAATATTGAGCGGACCCAGTACATAGAATCCCTCCGGAATACAGCCAGGAAATTAAAGCGGGTAACGGAGTTCAATAACCTGTACAAGTCCTTCGTGCTTGATTATGCCCAGCGTCAGAAACAAACCGGGAATAAGACAAAGTTCACTGACCAGCCGCTGGAACTGGTTTGCGGAGAATGGACGGCCAATGATCTGGGGGTAAGAACGGTACGGTATGACAAGAATGCCATGCCGGTCCCCTTCCAGGCCTGCAGCCATCCCCTTATGCCGGTGGAAATCCTGAAAAATGTAGATACCGCCCAGGAACGGATCACCCTGGCATATTTTAAATCAGCTACGTGGCAGAACATTACCGTTGACCGCAGTGTTTGTGCCAATGCAAATAAAATTGTGGATGCTCTCAGCCAGTTTGGGATTGAGGTGACATCAGATAATGCAAAGAACCTGGTGCGTTATATTTCAGATTGCGTTGGGCTGAATCCACTTACCCTAAATCCCAAGAAGTCAATTAACCGCCTGGGATGGGTAGGAACGTCCTTTACTCCCTACGCAGAAGATATCCGGTATGAGGGAGACATGGACTACGAGGTTATCTTTCGGAATGTGGCAACAGCAGGCAGTTTTGCTACATGGACAAAATTATGCGGAGAGTTAAGGAAGAATATTCCGTTGCGGATGATGATGGCGACCAGCTTTGCATCGGTACTTCTTGAGCCACTAAAGGTATTGCCATTTGTTCTTCACGTATGGGGGGTGACCGGGACGTGCAAAACGGTGGCGCTGATGGTGAGCATGAGTATCTGGGGAAACCCGAAGATGGGCGGTTTGGTAAAGACCATGAATATGACCCGAAATGCGATTATGAGAAATGCAGCGTTTCTATGCAGTATTCCATTTGCAGGCGATGAGCTCCAGACAATCAAGGATAAATGGAATGGGAACTTTGACCAGTTGATCTATCAGATCACAGAGGGAGTCGATCGCGGCCGGGCCCGGGCATATGGCGGGGTGGAGGAGACCAGAACATGGAAAAACAGTTTCCTGTTTACCGGAGAAGAACCGATTACCAAAGTGAATTCTGGTGGAGGTTCTAAAAATCGTGTCATTGAAGTGGCAATTGATGGACCGTTATTGGATGACGGTCATTATGTCAGCAGCATGGTACAGGAGAATTATGGGTTTGCGGGAAGACAGCTGGTGGAATACATCCAGGAGTTGGAAACAGTAAAGTTGACGGAGCGGTACCGCGAATTATTTGAAGCGTTATGTCAGCTGGATACCACTGACAAACAGGCCATGGCCATGGCATGTATCTTATTGGCCGATGAGATGGCGGTACAGCTATTCTTTCCGGAAGAACAGCCGCTCGGGATAGAGCAGGTAAAACGCTATCTGCAGAGCGCTATGGATGTGGATGTGGCAGAGCGGGCATACCAGTCGGTATTAAACTGGGCGGCTAAGAATCCGGTTCGCTTCGAGGATCCCAAAAGAGACAACTCGCCCAATAAGGGGGAGGTATGGGGGAAAATTGATGGCGAGGTTTTAATTATTAACCGGGACGTTCTTCTTGGACACTTAGGCCAAAATGGATTTGATTATACTGCCGTGAGTAAAAAATGGTCAGAGAAAGGTTATCTGATGAGGAATTCTCAAGGGAAATTCATTCACTGTACAAAGGTCTATGGAATAAAATCCAGTTACATAAAGTTTATTCTTCCACAGGACGATGATGAAACTGACGAAGATGGTTTTTTGGTGATTGATGAATCACAGTTGTCAATTCCGTTTGAATAAAAGTCTAACCTGCCCTTGTTGAGGTTAGACCCAAGGTTAGACCCTGAAACCCGCATGGAATAAGGCTTTATTATATAGAGTCTAACCTGTCTAACCAGTCTAACCTGTTTTATATATCTCGTAGCGCGAGGGAAAATTGATACCCTGTTTTTTTCTCCTCTAAAAATATACAGTTATGCAACCGGATTTTTGGTTAGACGGTTAGACCATTAGCAAAATCAAGGGTTTGCAGATGCTTTTTAATAGATTTCATGGTTAGCCATGTCAGTTTTTTGGTTAGACCCTGGGAAAAGGAGACGCTTATGAACAATAAAGTAGTGGGTACAAAGTTTGAAAGGGAGTTTGCCGAGATGCTGGCAAAGCACAGGTTCTGGGTACACCTCTTTCAGGATAATAAAAACGGTCAGCCGTGTGATATAGTGGCAGCCTATGGTGGTCATACATATTTGATTGATTGTAAGAATTGTGAGAAAGATTATTTTCTTTTGAGTCGAATGGAAGAGAATCAATATAATGCGATGGAACTTTTTAAGCGAATGGGAAACGAGGACGGTTGGTTTGCGATACAGTTTTCTGGCGGTGATATATATATGCTCCCATATTGGAAAATTAAAATGATGCAGGAGCACGGTGTCAAGCGATTAAGCAAACAGGAGTGTAAGTTATACGGAATGGTTTTTATCCAGTGGCTTTACGATTTTGACTGTGGGAGAATGTCGCTTTCTTGCCAGATGAATGACCGTAGGATTTTTAAGAATTGGCTAGGAAAGTGTATGGATGGAAAACTATGCAGATTACCATAGGCAGTGAAATCAGAGTCAGGGATGCGCCAAAAGGTTTACTTGACTGGTGCAGTGAAAACCTGATTGTTACAAATCCGGAATATACGAACCGTGCCCGCCGGGGTTTGTGGTTAGGGAACACTCCCCAGCACCTGTGGCTGTACTGGGTGGATGGCAGTGATCTTATGCTCCCGGTAGGAGTGGGAAAGCAGATTCGGCAGTTTATGACGGATCAGGATATCATAGAGGTTCAACTGGCAGACAATGGCCGGTTGAGTTATTCCGGCGGGATACCGCTGTATGATTATCAGGAACCGGCAGTCCGGGAAATGGTGAAACATAGCTGCGGCATCCTGCAGAGTCCCTGCGGATCCGGAAAAACCCAGATGGGCATCGCCCTGGCGGCGGAATTGTCCAGGAAGACCTTATGGATCACCCACACACAGGACCTTCTGACTCAATCCTGTGACCGGGCAGCACAGTACTTTCCGGAGAGCATGCTGGGAAAGATTACGGCGGGGAAAGTCAATATTGGCAGTCACGTGACATTTGCCACGGTCCAGACACTTTGTAAGCTGGATTTAGCAGCATACCGGAACCACTGGGATGTGGTAATTGTGGATGAGTGCCACCGGCTGGCCGGAACGCCTGCACAGGTAACTATGTTCTACAAAGTAATGAATAGCCTGGCAGCCAGATACAAGTACGGCCTGTCAGCCACAGTACACCGATCAGATGGAATGATAAAGAGTACCTTTGCAGTTTTAGGGCCGGTGGTATATCAGATCCCGGATGAAGCGGTGGCAGACAGGACCATGAAGGTGAGGGTGATACGCCGGGATACAGAAGTAAAAACGAATCTGTGCTGCCTGGATACGGATGGAACGTTGAAGTATAACAGCTTACTGGATTATCTGACAGGAAATGCCACACGGAATCAGCTGATCGTTCAGGATCTGGCTGGCCAGAGCGGACATGCCTGCCTAGTGCTTTCCAGCAGATTAATACACCTGAAGGAAATCATGAAGCAACTCCCAGAGGAATTGCGCCGACGGGCGGTGATGATCGATGGCAGCATGACCAGTAAGGGCGGGAGACAGCAGCGGGAACAAGCCATTGAGGATATGAGGACTGGGAGAAAAGATATTTTATTTGCTTCGTTTGGCCTGGCCAAGGAAGGTCTGGACATCCCCCGGCTTGACCGGCTGTTCCTGACATCCCCACAAAAGGATTATGCAGTGGTAACGCAAAGCATCGGCAGAGTTGCCAGAGTAGCGGAAGGTAAAACAGAGGCGATTTGTTATGACTATGTTGACAGCATTCAGTTCTGCGAAAATCAGTGGAAACGCCGGCGGGCACATTACAGAAAGGCGGGATGTGAATTATGAGCAGGCGCAGCGAAGAACAGGCGGCAATGGTAAAAGGTGTATTTTGTGATGCATACCTGTTTTACCAGAAGTACCATCCGCGGCCAATGGAGCCGGGTGCGTGGGAAGGTGCCACGAAAGACTTTGGAGACATCATGAAAAAGTATGAGGGATCAACAATCTGTGGCCGGATTATGCTTGCGGTATTCTCACAGTTGGAAGAGGAACAACGATGAAAAAATTTGTTGAAATGATTAAGTGGAACAGACCAAAGCCTGTTTGTTTTACTCCCGACTATGAGACCTATATGTTTGCTGGTGATTATGCAGAGCCATATTGCCCTACATGTGAATGCATGCCACTTGAAGATGGCACTAATTTCTGCCCGCATTGTGGCCAGAGGCTGGAGTGGGATTATTATCCTTCTCAGTGGTATTTTATCAAACTGAGGATTAGAAAGATTTTCAGAATAAAAGATAGATGCTTTGATTGGGAAGATTAAGTGACTTAAACGAGAGGAGGCAGAAGGATGAATGAAGTAAAATGCAGTGAAGCATATAGCACGGCCAAGAACGTGATCAGGGTCTGCATCAAAGATACTAAGCAGAATTTTATCTACATAGGCCACTACCTGAAAGAGATCCGGGACAACCGGCTGTATCAGGAGGACGGTTATGCCGATTTTGATAAATTCATGGCCGGCGAGATCGGCAAGGACAAGAGTTGGGCCAGCCGGTGTATCAACGTGGCCAGTCAATTCGGAATCGTCGAGAACGGTCAGCCGGTGTTGTCGGAACAGTATCAGGATTATTCACTAAGTCTGCTGATCGAGATGGTGGCCATGACTCCGGAGCAGCGGGAGCTGGTTACTCCGGACACGGAAGTCAAGGCGGCCCGGGAAATCAAGAAA